CTGGCTTGTCACCAGGGGAACATCCATGCGCTCCTTTCGGGGAACGCATGGTCCGCAAGCTTTGCTTGTCCCACTCCTACATCTCCAAGATATGGAAATTCTCGACGCCGAGGTAGTGTCATACTACTAAGTTATGAGAAGGCTAACACCCTAACCTCAGACTTAATTAAAAGTCGGTTGAAGTTGAGGATGAAAGTACCTTGCTGCAAGAATGTAGTAGTAAGATGACTACCACTAACATCATCGTTAACAATAATAATTCCACATCAAAAGGCCACTTTCGTGGTCCCTTTGTGGGGCTAGGAACTAGCCCCGTGTCATTATTAAAAGTAACGATACGGTTAGTTTGCTGGTTAGCTGGACGGTTTTCAGACCGCGCGGCTAAGCCAGTGGACATCGGTGCATTCCGTTATCTCTTAGATCGTCTCAGCACAATTGCCTCACATAAAGGGTATCCGGGTTTAATCGGATATTTAAAAGACTTACGTCTTGCCTTTATGTGTTACCTAGATGGTAGCGGCAATCGTGTGGTAGGCGTTCCTGTAGATGTCGACGGTTTTCCTCTAGTCCTAAGGGATTAGAAGAAAAGTTAGACAGGGGACCAACCAACCTTAATGGTGAAGCTGATCCTTACTGTACTAACCTGCACCCGTGCCGTCCGAAAAGGTAAATAGCCTGATATAACACCTATAACCTCTCCATTCGGAGGGGAATAGATTATATCAGATATCGACCGATTCTGGCGAGCTCTGGGCAGGCGTCGATTATCGACCACACCTAGACAACTTAATTGGACAAGATTTCATTTTACAACGAAATCAGGTCCAAATGGCCACGCACTAATGACCTCACTCTATGACGTGTAGACAATCAGCCAAGAACTGGCTGATAATATATCCATCATAGGTGGGGCGAAATTAGCGGAGGTCATCATATTCTTGAGAACGCACATCCAACGGATCCCCCCTTACTTAATTAAAGGTAAAGGTAAGGGTCCGCGAAGATTAGCTTTCTTTCCTGATAAGGAGTTAAAAGTGCGAGTCGTTGGCCTGTTAGACTATTTCAGTCAGACAGCCCTCCGTCCGTTACATAACTACTTATTTAGGATATAGAAGTCTATTCCTCAGGACTGTACGTTTAATCAAGGTCGTCTTCTAAAAGACATGGCCGAAATGAAGGATAGGGTTTATTTTAGTTGTGACCTAACGGCCGCAACAGATAGATTTCCTATCGATCAAATTGGTCTTGTCTTAGAAGGCCACCTCCCGCCTTCCTACGTTGCAGCTTGGAAGTTTGTGATGGTGGGCCTTCCATTTGATTTCGGGCATACCTCTGAAAGGTACGCAACCGGTAATCCGATGGGGGCTTATTCATCATGGGCCTCTTTTGCTGTTGCTCATCACTTTATTGTCTTCAAGGCCTGCCAGAATGTTGGTACATCCTGGAAGGAGTGCAAATATTGCCTCCTTGGAGATGATATTGTGATAGCTAACGAGGAAGTCGGTCGAGAATATCTTAAGTTAATGTCTCGGCTGGGTATCCAGGTGAACCTTACCAAATCTCACATTTCTCCACATTTCTTTGAATTTGCGAAACGCATCTTCTGGAAAGGTGTAGAAGTGAGTCCTTTTCCGATCTCTAGTCTTCCAGAGAGTGCACATCAGTTTCATCTGATGGTGTCTCTCTTTTAGTCCTAGGAAACGAAGGGGTGGTAGAGCGAATCTGGGATTCCCGGCTAGGTCTCCTCCTTCTATGAATACTTCTTTCGTATGAATTCAACCCGAAGGGCTAAAGTCAATGAAAGAAGTTTCATAACTGAACGCGTTATTAAGATAACGCGCTCTGCCGAGACGGCTACTCATCTTTTTTTAGAGATAGGTAGGCGAATCGGTCTAGAGTTCCATCCACCATAGACTCCAAACGAATGCGAAAGCATCCTTAGGAATACTATAGTAGATGGGTTCAGTGTTACCATTGAGTCACTATCGCTACCGTCTAAAACAGGTGTCCCATTAGGGGCACTTGCTCAGACAATAGTTATGGACCTTACTGGTAGAGAAGAAGAAGACTGTGTGTCCTTCGACATGATATCCAAATTACCTATTCTACAGGCCTATGGCCTCATAGAAGAGCTATATATGAATATCGGGCAGGAAGCGGTGCGTATTGATCGTACGGGTAAGGACTGG